CCGCTGGTCGAGATGGCTGAGATCAAGGGCAGGGCTGATGGCGAGTTGACTGCGGCCAAGACCATGTACGAAGCGGCACGCGATGGCGACGCTAAGGCGGCGCTCGACATACTGAAGCACAATCATGGCTGGGTAGCCAAGCAGCAGATCGACGTAAACATCGACCAACAGATAAGCATCACAGGCGCGCTAGAAAAAGCACAGACGCGCGTCATCGAAGGGCTGTACACAGAACTGCCCCGACTAGAGGAAAAGACCAATGGCAGACAAATTGACACCGGAAGAACAGGAAGTCTTGGACTACCACCGTCGCAACTTAGCGACAGGAATGTATCAGAAGAACGCTGACGGTAGCCTGACTACGTTCAAGGGCGCTGTCGTAGGTCTGCCGCAGGGCGAGACTCTGATACCGACATACTGGCATGGGCAAGAACGCGATGTCCCTTCGGCGGTGCGGCTGGCTATGAAGTCAGGCATTAAGTTCCCGTCGTACAAGACGCCAGAAGAAGCAATGTCGCGGGAACAGACGATCCACAAGATGATGGAAAAAGACATAGCGGACTTTCAGAAGACTAAACGCTAATGCAAGCACCGATATACTCAGCCCAAGACGAGATGGAGTTGATGGCAAGGTTGTGGTCGCCGACGCTGAAGGATGACCCGCTAGCGTTCGTGCTGTACACATTCCCGTGGGGTCAAGCTGGCACGCCGCTGGAACACTTCCCCGGACCGCGTAAATGGCAGCGTCAGATACTAGCTGACTTGCGTGACCACATCAAAGAGAACAATGGTAAGGTTGACTTCTCAACCGCACGGCTGGCGATTGCGTCAGGCCGCGGTATCGGTAAGTCCGCCTTAGTGTCATGGCTAACGATATGGATGCTATCATCAAGGATCGGCAGCACTACCATCGTGTCGGCAAACTCCGAGGCGCAGTTGCGGTCGGTCACATGGGCAGAAATAACCAAGTGGCTGGCGATGTCGCTCAACAGTCACTGGTTTGAGATAGCAGCCACACGCATCATGCCCGCCAAGTGGCTGACGGAACTGGTCGAGCGCGACCTAAAGAAAGGTACGCGCTATTGGTCAGTCGAAGGCCGGCTGTGGTCAGAAGAGAACCCTGACGCATACGCGGGTGTCCACAACTTCGACGGTGTGATGTTAATCTTCGACGAAGCCAGCGGTATACCTGACAGCATCTGGTCGGTGAGTGACGGCTTTTTCACAGAGAATACGCCGCACCGCTTCCATCTGGCGTTCTCCAACCCGCGGCGCAACACAGGCTATTTCTACGAAACGTTCCACAGCAAGCGGGCGTTCTGGTCAACGCGGGTCATCGACGCCCGCGATGTCGAGGGTACAGACAAAAACCTGTACCAGCGCATCATCGACGAGTACGGGCCAGACAGCTATCAAGCCAGTGTCGAAGTGTACGGTAACTTCCCGTCAGAAGGTGACGATCAGTTCATCGGCAGCAATTTGGTTGATGACGCCATGAAACGTGCGCCGGTCAAAGATACTAGCGCGCCCATCGTCATAGGAGTTGACCCTGCACGGTTCGGGGCTGACGCCACCGTCATCGCCATACGGCAGGGCCGTGACATCCTAGAGTTGCGGAGACACCGCGGCGCGGACACTATGGAAGTGGCAGGCCATGTCATCGACGCCATAGAGCAGTTCCAGCCGGCGCTGGTCTGCATCGACGAAGGCGGGCTAGGCGCAGGCGTCGTGGATAGGCTAAAGGAGCAGCGGTACAAGATACGCGGCGTGAACTTCGGCAACAAGGCTAAGAACCAGACCATGTGGGGTAACAAGCGCGCAGAGATGTGGGGCGCCATGCGTGACTGGCTCAGGACGGGCCACATACCATCGGATCGGTTCCTGAAGACAGACCTCATCAGCCCGCGGACAAAACCTGACAGCCGGGGTACGCTGTTCCTTGAAAGCAAGAAAGATATGAAGTCACGCGGGCTGGCCTCGCCAGACGCAGCAGACGCCATAGCGGTCACGTTCGCGTTTCCTGTAGCATCTACTGATCCGCGTCTGACACGCGTTGACAAGCATCGCACAAGAGGCTATTCTCCCGCAGGAATATCTACATCGTGGATGGGCAGTTAATGGCTGACAAGAAGAAATCAGTGTCGCTATCCGTTGGCAGAGGCGAGAAACTGCCTGTGTCAAAGGGCGCGGGTCTGACAGCCGCTGGCAGAGCCAAGTATAATGCTGCTACAGGTAGTAACTTAAAGGCGCCTGCGCCCAGCCCGAAAACAAAGGCTGACGCAGGACGCAAAGCGTCATTCTGCGCGCGCATGGGCGCAGTAGCTGCTAAGGCAAAAGACGGCGAGCGTGCCAAAGCTAGTTTGAAAAGGTGGAAATGCTCATGAAGCCCGGATTGTATGCAAACATCCACGCTAAGAAAGCCCGCATAGCTGCTGGTTCTGGCGAGAAAATGCGTAAACCGGGTGCTAAAGGCGCACCTACAGCAAAAGATTTCAAAGAAAGCGCCAAGACGGCCAAGCCAACTAAGAAGGGTAAGTAAATGCCAGCCAATAAATATACGCGCGCGCTGTACAAAACCGGCACTGTAGCTTCTGAGAAGGCTGCCATTGCTAACCGCGACCCAGCCCGCAAGGCTGCTGCCGAGAAGGTTTTGTCGCGCGAAGGCACAACAAGCCCAGCCGGCGGACGCGCAGTTAAGATGCCACCCAAACCTACCGCGCCAAAGATGCAAAAGACCATCAGCTTGACTACAAACATGAAGTCTTCGCCAATGGGTAAAAAGCGTTAATCATGCCCCTTAGTAAGTCACCCAGCAAAGCTGCGTTTCGCAAGAACATCAAAGCAGAAGTAAATGCGGGTAAACCTGTGAAACAAGCCGTCGCCATCGCTTACAGCGTAAAGCGCGCCGCCAGCAAAGGCAAGAAATAATCTATGGCCGACCCCACAGGCATTGAAGCGGCAGGTAAAGTCGCCAACGTAGGATCGAACGCGCCTAAGACAACGCGCGACGATCACGATAAGATGGCTACCATGCGTAGCCGTCTTACGATGGCGCAGGCTGCGTATTCAGACAGCCGTGAGGACGAACTAGACGATCTACGCTTTATGGCCGGCAGCCCTGACAACCAGTGGCAGTGGCCCGCTGACGTATTGTCAACACGCGGCAGCGTGCAAGGACAGGCTATCAACGCACGTCCATGCCTGACAATCAACAAGCTACCACAGCACGTCCGTCAGGTGACGAACGAGCAACGTCAGAACCGTCCAAACGGTAAAGTAATACCCGCGGATGACAACGCTGACGTACAGGTTGCTGAAATATTCAACGGTGTGGTCCGCCACATTGAGTATATGTCAGATGCTGACGTTGCATATGACACAGCCTGCGACAACCAAGTCACCTACGGCGAAGGTTACATCCGTCTGCTGACTGAGTATTGCAACGACGATACGTTTGACCAAGACATTAAGATTGGCCGTGTCCGTAACGCATTTAGCGTTTACATGGACCCCACCATCCAAGACCCATGCGGCTCAGATGCTGAATGGTGCTTTATCACCGAAGATATACTAAAATCCGAATATGAGCGTTTGTTCCCTGACGCATCGCCAATCAGCACATTATATAGCCAAGGCGTCGGTGATCAGGGCATTTCGTCGTGGCTGCAAGAAGATACGATCCGCATTGCGGAGTATTTTTACAACGTTTACGAGCCTGAAACGCTGCATCTGTACCCAAATAACCAGACTGCCAAGGCTAATTCGCCAGAAGACAAGCAGCTTAAAGAAATGTACGGCAAACCGCTTCGCACACGCAAAGTGGACCGAAAAAAAGTCATGTGGATGAAGACCAATGGCTATGACATTCTTGATGAACGCGAGTGGTCGGGCAAATATATTCCTGTCGTGCGCGTAATTGGCAACGAATGGGAAGTTGACGGCCAAATATACATCTCTGGGCTTGTGCGTAACGCCAAAGATGCCCAGCGTATGTACAACTACTGGACCAGCCAAGAGGCAGAAATGCTTGCATTGGCGCCTAAAGCGCCATTTATCGGTTACGGCGGCCAGTTTGAAGGCTACGAAAACCAGTGGAAGACTGCCAACACGACCAACTGGCCGTATTTGGAAGTCAATCCAGACGTTACAGACGGCGCTGGCGGTGTTCTACCGCTGCCTATGCGCGCACAGCCACCTTTGCCCCAAACAGGTCTGATACAGGCTAAAATGGGCGCTGGCGAGGACATCAAGGCCACAACCGGCCAGTATGATGCGTCGCTGGGCCAACAAGGCAACGAACGGTCTGCAAAAGCTATCGTCGCACGCGAAAAGCAGGGCGATGTTGGCACGTATCACTACGTTGACAACCTTGCGCGGGCCATTCGCTACATTACGCGCCAAATTGTCGATATGATCCCTAAAATCTACGACACACAGCGCATTGCACGCATCATTGGTGCTGATGGCGAAGTCAGCATGGTCAAGATGGACCCGTCGCAGGAAGAACCAGTGCGTGAAGTGCGCGATGCTGAAACCGGCGGTCTAATCGAAAAGATTTACAACCCCGGCGTTGGTACATACGACGTTATGGTCACTACTGGCCCCGGCTACATGACCAAGCGTCAAGAAGCACTTGATGCCATGAGCCAGATTCTGCAATCCAACCCACAACTTTGGGCTGTTGCAGGCGATTTGTTCATTAAGAACATGGATTGGCCCGGCGCGCAAGAAATGGCCGAGCGGTTCAAGAAAATCCTTGATCCCAAGGTGCTTGCTACAGGCGATGAGTCACCTGAAATGGCCGCAGCGCAGCAGCAGATGGAAGTCATGGCTGAAGAACTCAACCGCATGGTCGATATTATCGAAGGCGTGCAGGCTGACGTTGCGAAACGCGAAGTAGACATCAAGGAATACAAGGCACAGGTAGACGCCTACGATGCGGAAACAAAACGTATCAGTGCGATGCAAGCAGGGATGACAGAAGAGCAAATTCAGGATATTGTCATGGGGACGATTGCAGGCGCGTTAGATACAGGTGATTTGATTAGCGGATCACCAGAAATGCGTGAGCAGCCTCAAATGGACGAAGAAATGCCTCAACAGCAACCAATGCAAGATATGGGTGGTATGCCTGAGATGCCGCCTGAAGGAATGATGGAATGACCGTAAGCCTCAAACATACCTTTCAGTCTGCCAAAACTGACAGTCTTGACACGTCACTTGTTCAGCCGTCCAACTGGAACGAAGAGCATGAGTTGGAACTCGCCACCGATAAGCTGCTAGGCCGCGCTACCGCTGGCACAGGCGCTGCCGAAGAAATTGGTATAGGCGCTGCCTTGTCAATATCAGGCGGCACGCTAGCGGTTACTAACGTACCTGTCGCAAACGGCGGTACAGGCGCATCAACGCTTACTGGTGTAGTTAAAGGCAACGGCACGTCGCCTATGACCGCCGGCACTGTCTCACTTACATCTGAAGTGTCTGGAGTTTTGGCGGCTGCAAACGGCGGCACAGGGCTAAGCGCGCCCGGCACAGCGGGTAATCTGCTGATAAGTAACGGTACATCGTGGACTAGTGCAACTTTTGGTGGTTCTGAAATTTTACGGGTAGCGCGTACTAGCAATACGCAAATTGGCGCATCCAATCGTTCAAACTTAATTGATATTACATCAGGCACTTTTACACAAACTTTTGTGGCTGCGGCAACATTAACTAGTGGCTGGTTTTGCTATATCCGTAATAGTGGTACCGGCGACATTACGTTAGACCCTAATGGCTCTGAAACTATTGATGGGCTGACAACTTATATTATGTATCCGGGCGAAGTGCGTCTAGTTCAGTGCGATGGCACTGCACTCAGAACAATAGTTCTAAGTGCTTTTTACAGCGTATTTACTGCTTCAGGCACCTTTACTAAACCGCCGGGCTATGCCGGATTTACTGGGCTGCTTTGGGGCGGCGGCGGCAGCGGCTGCGGCGGCGGCTCCAGCGTTTTCCCCGGCGGCGGCGGCGGCGCCTGCAATATTTTTTCGGTAAATAGCGCATTTTTGTCGGCGTCTTGCACTGTGACCATAGGTGCTGGCGGAGCAGCTTCTAGCAGCGCGGGGCTTGTAGGCGGAAATTCATCTTTTGACGGTAAATTTTTTGCTTATGGCGGTGGCGGCGCTACCAGTACTTCAGGCGCCGCCCCCGGCGGCGGCGGCGGCGGCACTTTAAGCGCGGGGGCTAACAACGGCAATGGCGGCAATCCGGGCGGCGGCAATGGCGCTCTTGTCGGCAATAGTGGTTTCGGCGGCGCAACCGGATCAAATGGCGCTGCGACAACTTCTTTTGCTGGTGGCGCTTCTGGCGGAGGGACTGCGGGCAACACCGACTCCAAAGTCGGCGGGGATAGTGTTTTTGGCGGCGCCGGCGGCGGGTCCATAAGTGTGTTTGGGTCCGCTAAGGCTGGCGGCACGTCTGTCTATGGCGGCAACGGGGGTGCATCGGGTGGCACGACGGGCGTAGCTGGCAGCGCGCCGGGCGGCGGCGGCGGCGGCGCGGGTGATACCAGCGGGGGTCCCTTTATTAGTGGTGCGGGCGCGCGCGGTGAATTGCGTATCTGGGGTATTGTCTAATGAGAGCGCACATTGTCGAAAACGGTGTTGTTGTAAACACTATTGAAGTTGATAGCTTGGATGTAATACCGGGCTTAATTGATGGCGATATTGGTGGAATCGGTTGGCTATGGGATGGAGAAAATCTTACCCCACCAGCACCAGACACCGAAGCGCAGTGGGCTGCCATTCGGGCTGAACGTAACAAACTGCTGGTTGCTTCGGATTGGACGCAGCTACCTGACGCACCTGTAGACGCTGCTGTATGGGCTACATACCGCCAAGCCTTGCGCGACGTAACGACTCAATCTGATCCGTTTGCTATCGTCTGGCCTGAAAGCCCAACATCATGAAATGCGCTGATTTCGTAGGCACACTGTTTCTTGCGCGCGATGTAGCCCATTCGACGCACCTGAACACACGCAGCTTTGCCAAGCACTCTGCCTTGAACACTTTTTACGATGAAGTGATTGAACTGGCTGACAAGTTTGCAGAAGCCTACCAAGGCAAATACGGCCTTATCGGCCCCATTTCGCTTATGTCAGCTAAGAAGACAAACAACATTGTCGCGTTTCTTGAAGGTCAGGTAGACGAACTTGAGGAAATGCGGTATAAAGTCGTTGATAAGGATTGCACTCCAATCCAAAACATTATCGACGAGATTTTTGGGTTGTATTACTCAACCTTGTACAAACTTAAATTTCTCGCATAAGGACGCGACATATGGAAATTTTACGCCCTCTTAACGACCCTGCCTTTGGTACGCAAAGCGTAGCTTACACTGGAACTGCTGGTTCTGTAACTGGTTGGAACTCTGGCCCGCAAGCCGTGCTGGTATGGTGTACATCTGACGCGTACATCCGCGTCGGTAACAGCGCCACAGCTACATCGGCTGACACACCGCTGCCTGCCAACACACCTGTACCAGTTTATGTCCCGCAGCCTAGCGACGCAGGCGGCAACGGTGGTACATGGCGCGTCAGCGCAATCCAGATCAGCGCCGGCGGCACAATGTACGCAAAGCCGATTAACATCAGATGAGTTTTGGCATCCCCGTCCGTAATGGTGTAGGTATAGGCTTAAAAGCCTCTACTTCTGTGGCTACGCGCAGCGGACCGGGCGGGGCGGTACCCGGCGCGCCCACCAGCGTGTCCGCTACATCCTCTACGGCGACCACAGCTTCTGTATCGTTTACTGCACCTGTCAACCCCGGTGTACCGCCAATTATTACAGGGTATACGGTCACTTCAAGTCCGGGAGGCATTACAGCTACTGGTTCATCTTCACCGATAACGGTAACTGGGCTGACCACAGGCGTCGCATATACCTTTACAGTTACAGCTACTAATGCTTCTGGCACTGGGCCAGCAAGCGCGCCGTCTAACAGCGTTACGCCAGTAGCCCCTAGTACTAGCATACTTATTATTGCTGGCGCGGGCGGCGGCGGCGGTGCAGGCGGCGGCGGCGGTGCAGGTGGATACATATCACTTACTAACCAAACACTTACTCCATCTACAACATACAATATTACAGTAGGCGCGGGGGCCGCCGGCGGATTCAACATTGTTACCGCGGGGTCATCAGGCACTAATAGTTCGTTTAGCGGCGTTGCAAACGGTACTGCTACTGGCGGCGGCGGCGGCGGCGCGGCAAACGATCAAAATGGACGCAACGGCGGTTCTGGCGGCGGCGCTAATAGAAACTCTGGCGTTTCTGGTACTGCGGGAACGGGCGTTGCAGGGCAAGGTTTTGCTGGTGGCACCACTGCTTTTGATTTTACAGGTGGCGGCGGCGGCGGCGCCTCTGCTGTCGGGGCCAATTCTACCAGCGGAACTAATCCGGGCGCAGGCGGAAACGGCCTAGCATCGCTAATTACAGGTACATCAATTACGCGCGCGGGCGGCGGCGGCGGCGGTAATACTAATGACTCAACGCTAGCGGCAGGCGGAGCCGGCGGCGGGGGCGGGGGCGGAACTACGGTGACTTCGTCTGTTGCAGGCACTGCTAATACCGGCGGCGGCGGCGGGGGCGGCGGCGCGGCTGGCGGCTATGCCGGCGCGGCGGGCGGTTCAGGAGTAGTAATTTTGTCTGTACCTACGTCTATTTACAGCGGCGTAACAACAGGCTCCCCTACAGTCACAACTTCAGGTGCGCTTACAATTCTTCAATACAACTCGTCGGGAAGCTACAGGGCATGAGCCACTTTGCAAAAGTCATTGATGGCGTTGTCACCGCGGTTCTTGTGATCGAACAGGATGTTATTGACACAGGCGCATTTGGCGACCCTGCGCTATTTGTGCAGACATCGTACAACACGCACGGCGGACAGCATCCTGAAGGGCGCCCGCTGCGTAAAAACTACGCCGGCGTCGGCTACACTTACGACGCAGAGCGCGACGCTTTTATTGCGCCGCAGCCGTTTCCGTCGTGGACGCTTAACGAAGACACCTGTTTATGGACATCCCCAGTTGCAATGCCAGATGACGGCAAAGTCTACTATTGGGACGAAGAAACTCAAGCATATTGTCAAGCCACATAATTTACTGTAGTTTGACCATTAACCGTACTGGTGCGGCACATCAGGAACTCCATAGGAGTTAAACATGGACGAAACAGTCCCCAACGTAGCGGATGCCTCCGCGCCAGAACTCGAAGCCACGGCAGCAATCGAGCCTGTAGAAAACACGACGCCGGAAACGCCTGCTGAACAGGAAGCTAATAAGTCCTTCACACAAGAAGAACTTGACGCAATTGTTGGCAAGCGCCTCGCAAGAGAACAGCGCAAATGGGAGCGCGAACAGGCTCAAAGAGCAGAGGAATTACAGGCCCGCCAACAAGCAGGCTATGATATTACCCCTGATCAATTTGAGACATATGAAGATTACGCAGAGGTTTTGGCCGAACGTAAAGCTGAAGAATTGCTGGCACGGCGAGATACCGCCCGTCAGCAAGCTGAAATGCAGGATGCCTACCATGATCTAGAAGAGGCAGCGCGGGACAAATATGATGACTTTGAACAAGTCGCATACAACCCCAACCTTCCGATTACAGATTTCATGGCGCAAAGCATCCAAGCGTCAGACGCAGGCCCAGACGTTCTATATTATCTCGGCTCTAATCCGAAAGAAGCTGATCGTATCGCCCGTCTAGCGCCAATTTTGCAGGCAAAAGAAATTGGAAAACTTGAGGCTTCATTGTCCTCAAATCCGCCGGTTAAAAGAACTTCAAACGCCCCGGCTCCGATTGCGCCTGTCACAGCACGTTCTACTGGGTCAAACCAGTTTGACACAACTGATCCTCGTTCGACTAAGTCAATGACTACGTCGGAATGGATCGAAGCAGAACGTATGCGGCAGATCAAGAAGTACGAGGCACAACGCAACAGATAATTTGGGATTATTACCATGTCTAACTCGATTTTAACAATTGATATGATCACGCGGAAGGCTCTAGAAATTCTAGAGAATAACCTTGTGCTGACACGTAACGTAAACCGCCAGTACGACGATAGCTTTGCTGTCGAAGGTGCTAAAATTGGCTCAACCCTGCGTATCCGTCTTCCAGACCGTGCGCTTGTAACTGACGGCGCAGCCCTTCAGGTACAGGATGACAACGAGCAGTTCACAACTCTTGCTGTTTCCACCCAGAAGCACATCGGCGTCAACTTCACGACTGCTGAATTGACGATGCAGCTTGACGATTTCGCAGACCGCGTTCTCAAGCCACGTATCTCGCAGCTTGCATCCAGCATCGACGCTGACGTTGCCAACTCGTATTTGACCATCGGTAACACGGTCGGCACGCCCGGCACAACTCCCGGTACTTCGGCAGTCCTTCTTGCTGCACAGCAGAAGCTGAACGAAAACGCTGCGGTAATGTCGCCACGTTATGCCACTGTTAACCCAGCCGCTAACGCTGGTTTGGTTGAAGGTCTGAAGGGTCTATTCAACCCAACCGACACGATCAGCAAGCAGTTCAAGAACGGCATGATGGGTACGGGCGTGCTTGGCTACGACGAAATCAATATGTCGCAGTCAATCAAGCAGTTCACCACTGGTTCGCGTACTGCAACTGGCGGCACGACTTCGGCTGCTGTTACTACTGAAGGTGCAACCACCATCGCCATCACCGGCGCTGGTGCATCGGCAACGGTTAAGGCTGGCGACGTTTTCACTGTAGCTGACTGCTTCAGCGTTAACCCACAGACCCGTGAAAGCACAGGTTCGTTGTTCCAGTTCGTTGCCCTTGCTGATGTCACACTCAGCGGCGCAGGCGCTGGTAACGTAACTGTTTCACCGATCTACTCGGCTACGCAGGCACTTGCTACTGTCAACACGCTGCCCGGCAACTCCAAAGCAATCGTGTTTGTTGGTACGGCTTCTACGCAATACGCGCAGAACCTTGTATACCACAAGGACGCTATCACCTTCGCAACCGCCGACCTTCTGCTCCCACAGGGCGTAGATATGGCTTCGCGTCAGGTGCATAACGGCATCAGCTTGCGCGTTGTTCGTCAGTACGACATCAACAACGACCGTCTGCCTTGCCGTATTGACGTTCTGTACGGTTACAGCACAATCCGTCCACAGATGGCTGTTCGGATGTGGGGTTAATCTAATACCGGCCCTCGGTTCGCCGGGGGCCAACTATTTTAAAGGATTTTTACTATGCCTACTTTACCTAATGGCGCTGGCGGCTATCAACTCGGTGACGGCAACCTTACCGAAGTTAACATGACCACGTCCCCTGTTGCTGTTGCATACACCGCAGCAGCTACCCTAACTGCTGCCGATTTGGGCGGTGGTCTGGTTGTCTACACTTCTGCAAGTACAGCCGACCTTACACTCCCAACAGTTGCTATTGTTAACGCAACCATCAGCAGCGCAAAAACAAACTCAGCATTTGATATTGCTTTGGTTGCTACCAGCACCGGCGTTCCTACTATCGTAGTAGGCACCGGCTGGACCTTGGTTGGTTCAGGCGCAGGCGTTGCTTCTAAGAGCGTATTGTTCCGCGCTGTTAAAACAAGCGACACTACGTACAACCTGTACCGTATCGCTGGCTAATAGGTTTGCCCCGGCTTCGGTCGGGGCATCCTTTTCAGGAGAAAATCAATGGCTAACAACAAATCTATTGGTGTTGCCTTCCTCGACCAAGACATTATTGGCGCACAATATGTCTTGGCTGATGAGCAAATCGGCTACACCGCCGCAGCACAGGGTACGGTTACGCAGGCTACCAGCAAGTCAACAGCAGTTACGCTGAACAAGCCGGCTGGCCGTATTACAATGGACGCCGCGTCGTTGGCTACTGCCACTAACGCTACGTTCACGCTGAACAACAGCTTTATTTCTGCAAATGACACTGTTGTACTAACTATTTCTGGTGGTCAAACGACCCCCGGATCATACAACGTATTTGCAAACTCTTTGGGTGCAGGCACTGTCAGCATCACACTACGCAACATTTCTGGCGGTTCGCTGTCAGAAGCAGTAGTGATTAACTTTGCAATCATTCATTGCATATAATTAATTTGGACGGCTTTCGGGCCGTCCATTTTTAATAGTTTTATGGGGATTTTGGCATGGCTACGGCTGGTGAAATAATCAACGGTTCGCTTAGACTTCTAGGTGTTCTAGCAGAAGGCGAAACTCCATCGGCTGAAACGTCGCAGGACGCACTGCGCGCCATGAACCAGATGATTGATAGCTGGAACACTGAGCGCCTCGCTGTCTTCTCGACACAAGACCAAGTCTTTACATGGCCTTCTGGCGTACTTAGCCGCACGCTTGGGCCAACCGGCAACTTCGTTGGCAACCGCCCTATCTTGCTGGATGACGCTACATATTTCAAAGACCCTAGCACTGGCGTTAGCTACGGCATTAAAATGATTAACCAGCAGCAGTATGACGGCATCGCGGTCAAGACCGTGTCTTCTACGTTCCCGCAAGTTATCTTTACCAACATGACGTATCCTGACATTGAAATGTTTATCTACCCGCGCCCAACGCGCGATTTGGAATGGCATTT